GTCAACAACAGCGGCTTGTTTTTTAACGACCTTCTTTGGCTCTTCTGGTTCTACAGCCTCTTCTTTTGGCTCTGGTGCAAACAACGCAGCTTTAGATTTGCTTCCCCCTTCGTTCTTGTCCATCTGAGGAACTGTCAAAGCGATAGCCTTAGTCGTGTCTGGGTGGTCTTGCATCTCAGCAACAATAGCAAGCTCTTCATCAGTCAGTGGGCGCACCGCACGGAACACCAGCTTGGGAGTTGGGCTTGACGTATCAAACCTAGCCTCGGTCACAATCTCGCTGGGGTTGGTGTTGTGTGCGCGCAAGAACCTACCATACGCTTGCATCGGCAGCTTGTTCTTCTCGCCTTCACCGAAAATAGATGTGGGTGGGAGGGGTAGTTGGTAGATCTCCCGGCCTTCTATCCCGCCTTCGATCATCACAGCAAGACGTTGCTGGAAGCGGCAAGCACGACCTTCACCTTGACCAGAACCCTTGATGTTCTGTTTGCAGTCTAGGCAGCGGTTAGCTTGGCGCGTGTCTGCGGGAACTTCCTTGTCGGGGGTTTGTCCGTTCGATGACCAGCAAGCAGGCTTAACAACTTCACCTTCCACGTAGCTACTAGCGTAGTACATCCGGCTAATCGGTGCGGCATTAACGATCACCAGATTCATAGCACGGTCTTCGTTGACATTGTGTTCTTTGCCGTTGATGATCTCACGGAACACATTACCCTTGATAGAGATACGGCGGTTGATTGCACCATCAGCACCACCACCAGCCAAGGTGTCAGCCACACTGTTTTTCAGTTGAGTAGCCAGTGCGGAACGCTTCTGTCCAAACAGGGTCAATTCACTCATTTCACTTCTCCTTAAGTACGGTCTTGGTTAAAGTCCAGTTCTAGTTGAACCGGTACATTCGTGGTTTTAATATCGTCTGCGGCAAGGGTAGCGGGGGTTTCTTCTGCCCGGTTACTCAGTGCTTCAATGATACGTTGGATGGAAAATCGGTAGACACCACCTACCGCAATATAGGTACTAGGGGGTAGTTCCCCAGATCGCACCCACCTGCGGATGGTTGGCTCGGTGACAGAAAAAAACTTTGCCACTGCAGCCGTATCTACGTATGGCTCTTGGGTCATCATTTACTCCTTACAGTTACACTGTACTTGCTCTCCACGTTTAAGCCCGGTGGGAGAAGATCCGGGTTTTCTTCAAGAAACTGTTTAATGTGGGTTTGATTGATGCGTTTTTCCAACAACTCAGGAACGTTGTGTTCAACCACGAACCTGCCAAAGGACTCCCAATCGTTCGTCCAGTAGTTGGTTTTTACGGTGCGGTAAAACGTACCAGAATTGGTGCGCACGCTTTCAACTTCGTTGTCTTTGCAGTGTTGGAGTAACGCCTCTTTGAGGCGCTCCATGTTGTCCTGCAACTCAGCCTGTTCGGCTTCGTGCTGTTTTTTCATATCTAGGTATGCAGCGCGGATATTAACGTAGGCTTTAACCAGTCGTTCGACTGGGATCTCTTTGTCACTCATTGTATCTCTCCTGTGTACACGACGTTGGTCTAGCGTCGTTAATGTAATTATATCAACAAATCTCGATAAAGATCAATCATTTTAGAATGGACATCAATTTTGTTGTCAAGCAACGAATACACATGGCGTTCCACTGGCGAACCTTGCAGTTGTACAACAGTACTTGGGTGGCGTTGCCCCGGACGATGCACCCGTGCGTTTGCTTGTGCGTAAGTCTCTAGTGATGAAACAGGCCCCCACCACACAACGGTATTTGCTGCGGTTAGTGTGACACCATGTGCAGCCGACTGGGGTTGGATAACTAGTACCCTTGGGTTTTCGGCGTTTTGGAATCTAGCGAATACGTCCGTTCGTTTGGATGCTGACACCGCCCCACTGATCACTTCAGTTGTAATCCCATCAGCGTTTAGCTTTGTAGCCAGAATGTCAATGATGTGTTTGTACGGCACGAACACCAATATCTTTTGGCTTGCCTCGTCTATCACTTCTTTCAAAGCGGAGTAGCGGTTGGAGATGTCAAACTCAATGACCTCTTTGGTGTCGGAATACACAGCACCACACGATATTTGTAGCAGCTTGTTCATGTTCACCGCAGCGTTGACAGATGTGATCTCTTCGCCAGCGGCTTCCATGACCATGCGGTTCTTGAGTATTTTGTAATACTTTTCCTGTTGCTTGGTTAGGGCAACAGCACGCTTCACGTATGTCATTTCCGGCAGATCTAAGCACTCGTCCTTGGTGAAGCGAATAGCTGGTTGCAATGCCGAGAACACTATCTTGGTAGCAGAGTCCTTGGGAGTCCACTTAAAGTTAGTGACTTTGTACATCACCATCTCGCGGAACGATGAATAGAACCGTGGTACAGCAGTGGGGTTCACGAGCTTGGCAATACCGTAAGCATCCAGTGGGGACTGTGCAGCGGGTGTACCTGTCAGCATCCACAACCATGTGTCGGGCTTCAACAGACCGTTCAGCGTCTTCCATCGCTTTGCTTGGGGGTTTTTATACGCCGATCCTTCGTCAACAACAATCAGGTCAAACCCACCGTTGGCAATCTCGTCCCGCACAATATCCACGCCGTCATAGTTGATGATGACGTACTCAGCATCGCCAGCAATAACTTCTCTACGCTTGTCTGGCTTACCATAAGCGATATCCACATGGCGGTGCATGGCAAACTTAAACAGGTCAGCCCTCCACGCGGAATCCATAATCGACATTGGGCAGATCACCAGCACACGGTTAATCTTGCCTTGCGACAACAAGTAGTCCGATGCCCAGATGACGCTTCCAGTCTTGCCAGTACCCTGCTCGTTAAAACAGAATGCACGCTTGTGTAGTGTCAGAAACGCAGCGGTTGTCTTCTGGTGCTCAAACGGTTTGTACTGTCCGGGCCAGTTGTAATGCCCCAGTATGGGACTTGGCACGTTACGTATCTTCAGGTTCTTCAGTACTTGTGCTTCGTCTAGCCCCCACTTGACCAGTACCTGATTGTCTTTAAGCACCTTGCTTTTCGGAATCACTTCTGTCACCCGTTGCGGGTTACGCAGGGTAAGTAGTAACGCCTTGTTGTCTACGATCTCCACTACATTCTCTCCATGCAAAAACCGCCGAAACAGGGTTCGGTGCTAGTACTGCCTGACTACTGCACTACAAGTTATACGGGTGTATAACTCAAGCCTTCTTTTTCTTTCCGTTCCTGCTACGGTTAACACTTGGGGCTACCAGCCTTGTGCCATCCGCATTACTACCGCCCTTGCTCAACATCTTCTTGTGGTCAATGTCTTTGCCAGTGCGGTCAATCCCTTTCGCATCGTACTCACGTCTTGCACGTTGCCGTTCCATCCGGTTCTCATGCTCACCCCGCTCCTTCTGGAGTTCGTATTCACGCTTGTAAGGGCGATCCTTTTTGGGGTTTTTGTAAGCCATGATTAGCTCCGACCATTATGGGGGCATTCCAATACTACACAGTGCCTTCTGCATAGCCCGGAGGGGCGTGGGTTCCAGACGTTATTCTGGTATGACGATTTAAGTGCATTATACTTCATCATCCACTTTTCCCATAGTACCGAGGTGTTTTCGGCATCATAAGATTCTTTCACAAAATCGTTGCACACAACAAACAGCAGCCCCGCTTTCACCTTCTTAACATTCGGGAAGTGCTTGAACGTAGCAAGCGCCATCAACTCCAACTGCCCGACATCTGCATACTTAGCGGACTTGCCTGTCTTGTAGTCAATGATCCGAGCTTCCCCGGTTTCTTCATCAATCACTGCAAGATCCACAATGCCACGCCACCAAACATCTTTATCCTTGAATCCACAGGGGTCTAAGTTCTCAGTCAACCCCATCTCGTATTCACAGTACTTCTTACCCGGCAGAGCGTTTAGTTTGTCAAGTGCATCTTTTGCATACCCAAAGTGTGTCGGTAAGGGCGTGCCATCCCGTATGTATAGTTCTGCAGCGGTATGGAATTCAGTACCGTACAGCGTTGCTTCGGTCTGGGGTTCGGTGTAATCCTTTAGAACCTTTACGTGGTAATACTTTTTGGGACACTGCTCGTATGTCTTGATGCCACTAAACGACCACGCCGGAGATTTCATCGTTGACGATCCTTCAAGTCATTGATTGCAGCTACCACCAAACGTAACTCGATAATCATTTTCAATGCCGTGTCTTTGGCATTATCGAAATCTTTTACCAACAACTCTTCCCTCAAGTTTTTCAGCCCATGTTGTACCGCTAGGGTATGGGGGGAATAATCAAGCGGGTCATTCATCAACACTCTCCATAGGATTCGGCGTAACCAGATTCGCAGTTAAGGGGTAGCCCTTCTGCCCAGTCCGGTGTCCACCGCATACAATCTTCAACATATGCAACCGCTTCTTCCACTTCTTCTTTACGCACTATGCACGCAATCGCGTCATGGACGGTCAACACAACCTTGTACTTCTTAGCGATCCTGAGCATTTGATCCCCGATAATGCACCGGGCAATTCCTTGGCACGAATTTTCAACGATCTTCCCACCGTAGATGCGTGTCCTACCTCTACGGGTTTTGTAGCTAAACTCGATGCCTTGTTCACCCTGCTCAAAATCAAGATCATCATACCGTATAAGCAGCCCCGATGGTAGCTTGATTGCCTTCTGTTCGGGAATAACTTCCAATACACCCGGGCGCCCAAGGGGTGCGGTAACACCATTCAACATATTAATTAGCACGTTCTGAGATTGCCGCCACAACTCAACCACTTGGTCGTTCTTGTTTCGATAGATGTTGATGATACGCTTTGCTTCTTCGTCGTCTATGTTGAACCCGAATGTGCGTAGCTGTTCTTTAAACCGCACTGCCCCCATGCCATACCCACAGCCGAGAATTGTTGACTTGCCAACGAACCTCTCTTGGTCATTTATTTCTGACTGCGCCTTGTTGTATATAGCGGACGCCATCAGTTTGTATGGATCATGCTTGAAGTGTTTCTTATTTACCCCCGCCAAGATCTCAGCGTTGTTGTCTTTGAACACCTGCAACAAGTCCTCCTGCCCAGCCAGCCACGCCAACACCCGGGCTTCAATCTGTGCCGAGTCTGCATCAATGATGTAGTACCCGGGCGGTGCAATGATGGATTGCTTTAACTTGTTTGCGTTTGCCCCCCGGCTAGGCAAGTTCTGCAAGTTGATCTTGTCATCCCCACCCCAACGCCCAGTATGTGCGGCGTAGTATCGCACCGGTACGGGCAACTTACCCCGCTTGGCGATGTCAATGAACCGCTGAGTCCTTGTTTCTTCCAGTGTGCTTTTTGTGCCCAGCCGCGCAGCCACTAATACTTGTACGGCTTCGTTCTCATGCCCTTCTAAAGCTTTGAACTCAGCATCACTCTTAGCGAGTGCCAACGTGGTCTTGCCCGTAGTCGGACTGATCTTAGTGGGTGGCTCCACACCATGCTCACGCAACAACTCAGCAAACTTCTGGTTGGACAACAGCACATCCCGTGTCGCCTTAGCCGATGTCAGCAGATCTTCCTTGCGTGCCTTCACTTCGTCCAGATGTTGTTCCAGCAGTGGCAAGTCAAGCTCCAGCACTGGCTCAATAAACATACGCAACGTCACGTCGATCAGCTTCAGCTCCTTCTTCGGGAACCCCGGCAACATCTTACGAAACAAAGCATAGGTCAGCTCTACGTCATTGATGCAGTACTCCCCATACCGACTCAATTCGGCTTCGGAAAAGTCTAGCCTGCGCTTGCCCTTGGCGTGGATAACCTCTTCGCCCTTGACACCTACTCCATATCGCTCAGCCATTGCTTTAAGTGATCCGCCCACCTCAACACCGTGCAGAGCACGCCCCATACACAGGGTATCAAGATAAACAGCGGGAGATATGCCAAAGCGCCAAGACAAGATAGCACCGTCAAACATGGTGTTGTGCGCCAGTACCATGGCCTTGCCCCAGTTGAAGTTGTCATGCAACCACTCCTTGATCTCTTTGTGTGTACCACTCATCCAACGGGTCGGCTCGTCATTACGTTTTACTGCTACGCCGATGACTTCAAACTGGTCGCTTCTTATGTACTCTTCGGTGGTAAAAGCCTTCAGCGTAAACCCCGTGTCATAAAAAGTTTCCGTATCTATTGTAATTAAATCCATCTCTCTTCCTTAGTCCGGGCGCAGTTCCACCAGCATTTTTATGTACGCCATTTGGCGTTCGTACCAAGCCACTTTTTCTGTGAGTACCTGCACCTCGTTGCGTAGCTTTATGACTTCGCCGTGTGCTTCCATCAGGGTGTTGACCAACTCTCCGTTCCCATCCATTTCAATACCTCTGTTCAATTGTTTCAATCAGTTTATCCAGATAGTGCCGCGCCTTCTTCAGGTCTTCTAGTCCGTTCTTCTCTTTGTATCGGGATACATATTTTATGATGTTGCCTTCCATGTACCCAATGTTATTGGACATGATGTAGTCCCATGGTTGGATCGGATTATCCTTGTAGTGCCTACCACCAACTTGCTGTTCGTTCGCGCGTGGTGGGTTGTCCATACGCAGGATACGCAGGTCTTCCTGTCTCGCTTCTTCATCCAGCAGGATGTCCCTTAGTGTTCGCTCACTCATGCTTCTCTCCTGTTGCTGCGTTGTGCCCTGCAATAAAACCCATCTCGAATGCTTTGCGTAACGTGAAAATACCCAGATCACTTCCGGCTTCGTGTGTGAATTGGTACGCTGCGGTCACTGCCTTGTTAAGCAGGGTGTCTTTCTCGCTACGCTCTTGTTGGTGTATGCGCTTCTCCAGCAGTTCAAACTCTTCGTCTTCAGTCATCACTCATCTCCTCAGAATATTTACCCCATACCGCGTCCAGCATATCAGCGGCCTTGTTTAATTGATGAATCAGCTTCTTGTCTTCGTACTCCTTTAACCCCGCAACGTATCCACGCATCCAAGCCGCCATAGTGAAGTACTGCAGTTTTCCAGCATCCAATATGCCAAGGTCTTCACGGCGTTTACGTTCTTCTTCGCCTTCACGGGCGAGCATTTCAAGTCGTTCTTTCATGTGTTTTTCTCCTTCAGTTTTGCTTCAATCTTGTCAAACAACTCTCTTGTGTATCCCTTGATCGGCGTATCGCCCCATGGCCCGATAATCTCTTTGATTTCCTCATCCGTCAGACCTTGCCACTCTCGCTTGGGTGGTGCGGTGTTTTCTCTTATCAAGTCTTCAAGGTCTGCATAAATCCAATCAGCGTATCCATTTTTTCCGAAATTCCGTTGAAAATTATCTTTCGATTGTGCAAGTAGCTTTTCAACTAAAAGGGATTCTTTGTCTGAATTAAGTGCGGCAATTATCTGTTTCTTTATTTGACTGCTCATAGGTTACGCTCCGCTTCAATAACTGCTAACGCTCTTCGTTTACATTCACACATGACAGGCTCTTGCTTCTCTGCCTGCTCAATATAATCTGCAGCCTCTTCCAGCAAATCTGCAATGCGATCTGACTTGCCCTCTTGAACGCTCTTTCGATCAGGAATCTGGCGGCGAATCTCAGCACGCTTTCGGAGTCGATATACGAGGTCACTCATGTGTTCTTCTCCTTCAGCTTAACTTCGATGGCACGGGCAAAACTTTGAAACTGGCTTGTGAGATAGTTGCACAATAATTCTGTAATCTCCTCATCCGTCAGCCCAACCCACCTATTTTTTAGATGGTCATGCATCGCCATCATTGCGTTTGCGAACCATGCAACCATCAGGTCTTTTGGTATATGTTCCACCTCCAAACCTTGTTGTTTCATAGAGCGCATAAAGAACTCAGCCCATGCTTCTGCATCGGGGTTGCTGTGTATGCTTCTGTCGTAGTCATCCACCATTCTTCTCCCGTAACTTGGCTTCAATGGCACGGGCAAAGTCATCAAAACCCCCGCCTTCCTGTGTGTCATCAAACGCTATGTCGATGTCCTCTTGAGTCAGTCCAACCCATTCACGCTTTTGTGGTGCGGTGTATAGCGGTTGCACATCCCATCCCTTGCGCTTCCATGCGTTTACCTGTTCTGGTCGAGTAGTCAGTGCATAAGCACCTTCATGTCCAATGCCATAATCAAACGGGTGGACTTGCCACGCCACAGGCTCTTGCCTCTCTGCCTGCTCAATGGCTTGGCGTAGTGCATCCATTGCGGTTAAATGTCGTCGCCATTTTTCCGCTGAATCATTATGAGTTGTCGCATCTTCTAGCGCATCCAAGGCTTGCTTCATCGCTTCAACTGACATGGTTCTTCTCCTTCAGCTTGGCTTCAATATCTCGGATGTCTGCTTTGGTAGCAGCAACTAATGCCAGATTATCAATCTCAGTTTGTGTCAGCGAAGACCACTGTTTTGTCTGTACTGCGGGGGCTTGACACGCGTGGACGTGGAACTTGGCGGCGTGATCAGACCGGAAGTTATCCTTGCCACATATGTTGCACTTGTACGTTACTCTGCCTGTCCATGCGTTTCGTGTTGTCGTGTACCCAGGCTCTTGCTTCTTTGTTTCAACCCCAGCCTTGTACCCATACTCAAAGATACGGAGCGCCGTTTCACTTTCACTGAGATACATGTCACCAAATAGCTTTTTGAATTCGGTTTTAATTGGGTCTGTCATTTCTTCCCCTTCTTTTTTTGTAGCCCAGCCTCATCCAGTGTCATTTTTTGTAGCGAAATGACTTCCCCCGCGTAGATCACTCTGGATTGAATACTCATCAACCCAACAGATAACGTGTGTCCGAGCCCGTCAAAGTTTGGCTTTTGTGCAACTGTTTTGGATTGATATTGAGATAACTTGTTTTGCAGCTCACAAACTTCATCTTCCAATTCTTTTACCCGATCAATGTAAAGCTGCCACATATCGTAGGCGTTGTTTAGTCGTGAGAACCAAGTTTCAGCCCACTTCCGTTCTTTTTTCCACAGTTCTTTGTAGTCAATGTCTTGCTCTTTCATCACTCTCTCCTAAAACGGGATCGCCCCGCTATCTAAATCATTCACCGCCAACCATCGGCGTATCATTGCCATCTCTTCTGGTGTCTTGAACGGGAACCGCCATCGCTCCATTGTGATTCCGCTTGGGTGCATCTCTACTACACGGGCTTGTTCTTCTGTCACACCGCACCAACTACATACACCTTCAAAGTCCAGCCACGTTTGTTCTTCGTTACAGTAATGTCGTTGCATTGTTCTCTCCTCAAGTATTTACATACCAAAACATCACGGCGTGGATGCCAATAAAGATGCCAAGGTACAGCCCCATTTTGATTTTCAAAACCACACCCCAAATACACATATGCCCTGTGGCACGTAAGGTTTGTTTACTTTTGGTTCCTGTATCTCTAGCTGCGTAAACCAGCATTCGTAATTCTTACTACCCTTTGCTTTCGTCCTGTGCATTGCCAAGCACCCCTTCTTGCGTAGCTTACCGACACGCCACTGTGCGGTCTTCAGTTGCAGTCCAAAGTGTTCGGCGATATCTCTCGTCCTACGTGGTTCAGAGCAGTAGTCGTAAACCTCTTTCAAATGCGATTCCAACATGTTGTTTCCTTGTGCCCCCCGTAGGGGGCGTGGGTCGATCAATCTTTAATATCAAAGTGAGCGTTACGCAATTCAATAACCTTCGCTGCTTCTTTGACCGCAGTGGTGGGGGTCTTGCCAGCGATCAACAACTGCCCCACGTAAAAGTCAAACAACGTCTTACCCTCAAATCGGTATGTGTTGTCATCCAGCTTAGTGCCGTTAAGCGTGGGGTATGCTGGCCCACCAGACTCAGTTAGCTTCATATTCACCTCAATAACACGTCACCGTGCAGTTACCAGAATAACAGCAAGTGGTACATACCGTCACGTTTCCGTCCTTGTTGACTACGGTTGTCGTAACGCATGACGCATACACAGCGGCACTTGCCACCACCATACCGATACCAACCAGCCACTTATTTAGCTTCTTCATCTTTACTCTCCTCATCTTTATTCATCACCGCTGCAAGCTGCTCGTACGTTGATCTGAACAACTCTTCGTACAGTGAATGCGCTTTTTCTAGCGGCATCTTGTTTGCCCACATCAACTCACTGAAGTGTGTACCAAGCGCAAGCGTGTATGCCATCACGTCTTTCGGTGTAGGGTAGTCCCCCATCAGGTTCATCGTGATAGAGTGCATCTGGCCTAGGTAGTCGTTTACTTTTGTTTCCAGTTCGTCTTGGTTAAGTGCTTCGTTGTTCGCGTTGTTGTCGCTCATGTCATTCTCCTTGCGTTGCGTTTTCGCGGTTGGTTTTGAAAAGGTAGTCATCACGATACTCAGAGGGGGGAACCCATCCATACTTACGCCAAGTGGCTTGCACGTTACCACCCGGTGTGTACTTAAACGTACTGTTTCGCTTGGTCAGCTCTGCTTCTCTCATTTCTTTCTCCTGTCAAAAACAAGTTCGTATGGTACGAGGGTGCTACCCATTTTGCTTGGGGCACGCAGCACCGTTAATGCGTTTGGTCGAATGACCAGCTTGGATATGTCCATACCTCTGTACTCCCCTTTACTGAATTCGGGCTTGCCCGTCTTGATTTCTGGTTTACGCCGCATCTTTTAGCCTCGATAGAACCGTTGTTACCTCGTCTATGTTTTGCTCGTTCACTACCATTGCAACCCCACCAGTCTCATTGATCTCACGCAGGTTTTTCTCCTGCAACGCAGTGGGTACGTTCTTTCCGGCTTTGCATTCAATGGCGAAAAACTTACCGTTGATGCAGCCGATGATGTCAGGAACCCCCGATGCCCCATACCCGCCAGTCACAGGATAAAAATAATACGCGCCCAACGCCTTGAGCTGCTTGACTACAGCAGCTTTGACTTTCTTTTCGGGCGTTTGCATCAAGCACCAAAGAAGCTTTTGATCCGTTGCCACAGCGTGGGCTTGGGTAGTAGCAGTGCGTCGTACTTTTTGTACAGCTCTCTGTCGGTCACGGTCAGTTCAACCAAACCAAGCGGCTTGCCTTGATCTTGCAACGCTGGCTCTGCAACCTATGCGTGTTCATCTGTGGGTTTGCTGGCTAATTTCTTGATGCCAGTTTCTACAGCGCGTTTCTTGTTCATGTGGTAACGAACGTTGTAAACGGTTTGCGGTGTGACCTTCAGCTTGCGGCAGATATCCTTGACGGGTACACCCTTGCTTAGCATCTGTCGTACTGCTTGTGACGTTGTTTTCCTAGTCATAACTTCTCTCCTAAATTTAGAGGACAAAAAATGGAGTTATACACTGTATAACCCCTAAACCTACCACGGCAAAACTAACTCTTGTATATCCAATACACTTGCGGATGTATCCGCCTACCTACCCCCGGCACATCTTCGGTTGGGGGCGTGGCACTTAACATAGATAGTACTGCAATCTTGTCTTGTATCCACGATGGTAGTGTGTCGGTACTAATATATACCCCACAATCAGGATCGTCAACATTATCGAACCCTAATCTTAGCACCTCCACATCTCCGTCCTTAGCGACCCGTACCCTATATACCACATCATCACTGGTTAACATGTTAAATATAGTTTTTAGTACGTCAGGTGGGCGAAACTCTTTAAGCACCTCGTAAACTCTATTCACTGCGTTCGGGCGCGTGTCACCACTATACCGGTTATACACATCTGCCCCACCCCCCATCACACCGTCTTTAATGTAGTGTATGTCCATCTGCATCGCTTTATACGCTTTGCGTTTCATCATCCCCGACCACCCAATACTCCGTAGGGGAGAATTTAATTCCCAGTCCTTCGACATACTCACCCTCCTTTAACATATCCAATGCTGCTACCTTGTTAGCATACGTATCGGGCAACTGATCCATCGGTTGCCACCCACGGGGTGTATCCGGCGTGGTTTCATCCACTATACCGTCTACCTTCCTACACACCATGTCAATCACAGGCTCATCGTTGGTTAGCTTGAACACACCATTGACCACGCCCACTTCGGGTATGTCATTGCGGTTGCGTGCCACGACAAAAGTAACTGGGACTTGCTTCTTTATCAACTCATCCCACGCTTGTTGTAGGGCGCGTATTTTAAGCACATCTTCTTCCAACGCATACGGCAACGGTCGCTTCATACCCAGCACCGCAATGTCATACAAGATACTCACCATCTCCTTAACTCTGTCCATGCCACGCAAGTCGTACAACTTACTCGCAAGATCACCCCTCGCTGCGTTCATTGTCTTACCTAAGTTACGCAAGATGCCTTCTTTCGCAAGCAACATGCAATCAGTCGGTGAGTAAGGGCGCAGGTACTTCTTGCAGTTAGCGACAAACTTATCGATCTTTGTTGCCTTCACGCAGTGCCGGTTAGTCGAGCCTTCCTTGTAGCGTGTGTTGTTAATGAGTGGTGCGTTGAGGATGTACTGTATCTCCTTGCTGTCTAAGTCAACCGAGATCACGCCCATCGCATACGTATCTCCCGGGCAATACACTGCCAGTATGGTAAAGCCACACCTAGCAATATCCACGTTGCTGAACAGATAGCGGTATGTTCTCGCATCCCCAACCACGGCGTCATACACAGGCGACACGTTGATCCACGGCAGGGCTTCTTTCAGTGAGTTATACGCCTTGTATAACACCTCATGTATCGGGATCTCATGGCCGAAACTGTTCTTCACCTTGTTGGGGTGCGTCTCCAGTACCTGCTCCTTAGTTACCCCCATTGAGTTATACAAGTGAAAATTAACCGAGTGCAGGAATGAGTCAACGTAGTTCTCCGATGACTTCTGCAGGGTGGTGTAGTGCATCCCCCCATGGAGATAGTGCTCGGCCTGTTCTACCAAATACTGCTCGTTTGCTTTTGTCATGATTCTCTCCTAGTTAGTCTGTTACTGCATGTTGATATGTACTGTCGTACCTACTGGCGATGTGAACTGCTTGTTGTCAATGACGCACCATACTGTCGGGCAATCCCACTGACCAACTCCACTGAAATATCCGTCTGTTAACACAATCGCCGCTTGGGGCTTGATACCTTCCCTTGTCATGTAAGCTGGCACACACGATGCGTCCGTTCCGCCACCACCTGCAGGCTTAGTGCTACTTATTAGTTTGTCGAGTTCGGTCTGGTCGTACTTCTCGTCTCCTGCTACTGACGTGTCCCAGTACAATACCCGAACTGCTTCCGGCTTAACGGTGTCACAGATCGCTTTGACCTCGGACATGAAGCTGCTAAGTGTGCGTCCATCAATACTACCTGACGTGTCGATCGCAACGACAAGCTCACCCACGGACTGACTGATACCGGACGGCATGTAGTACCCGCTACTCAAATACCTACGGTTGGGTCGGCTCCATGTCGAGTAGTCATGTCCCGTACAAGTTGTTGAGATGAAGTCACGCAACGCATCTGCCCAGTTAACCTGTGGTGCAAGTAACTCATCGAACGCACGGTTGCCACCCGAACCCATCTTGCCAGCAGCTAACGCACCCTGACGCAATGCAGAGTCAAGCTCACGGGCAAACTGTTTCTGTTCTTCAGGCGACATTTCTTTTGCTGCTTCCCAGTCATGCTTGTCCATGCTGCCTTCACCACTACCCTCACCACTACCGCCACCTTTGCCATTCTGTTGCAAGTCATCGAACACCTGCTTACTGTTCATGCCACGATACTTCTCGTCATGCAACGCGCCCTTGGGTGCAACGATGAACCCTTTGCCATTATCCACATCAGTCAGCGCAAGGTTCACCACGTAGTCACACGCCATGTTGGCACACAACGCATCTTGCTCGTACAGGTTACGCCATGTGGTGATGTGCTTAAACACCTTGTGGTACGTCTCGTGCAGCACAAGAAAGCGCAGCTCTGCGTCGTTTAGCGTCTCGATAAAGTCGGGGTTGTACATCTCG